CTCTCTCCGACGCAGTGCACACCCGGGCTGGCACCTTGCCAGCCCGTCATTCATTCCAGAGGAGCTCTCCAATGCCCGGTGAGGTTACTATCAGGAAGCGCAAGCTTCCACGCGTTCTTTCAGGACGCGAGGACTTTGTCTATGATGGTAACCTTCTCCAGCGCCGAACCGGCGAACTGGATATATCGGGGACACAACGTACAGTGTCGGAAGGCCATCAAGTATCCCTATTAGGGAATACTGATGCTGATATTGGCGGCGATTTTCACTCCTTCAAGAGTGAAATCGTCCACGTCTCCTGTCCTAACGGACATGTTGAGGAGGCGAATGGTGGACCTTGGCGTTATTTTGGGCCAATTCTTCCACCTAGTATCAGGCCGCTTCGAGAGGACGAAGTTAACCTTAGATCCATTCAGGAATTGAATGCTCTAGGGGCAACAGCGATCTCGCGGTGCTCGCCAGTCGATTCCCGTGCCGAATTGCTTACCTCAGTAGCTGAAACACTTAACGATGGACTACCGTCCATTATTGGTGCTAAGCTCTGGGATCGCAAGGCCAAAGTCTGCAAAGACGCTGGTTCTGAATATCTTAATGTTCAGTTCGGTTGGGTACCGCTGATCTCTGATGTTCGATCAACGCTGGATTCTTACAAGAATGCTGCGAAGATTTTGCATCAGTTGAAGCGCGACTCCGGTCGTAACGTACGAAGACGTTACGAATTCCCATTGGAAGTAGAAACCGAGATGTTACTGAACGAGTCTGGGCAATATGGCGGACTCCAATTGGAGTCCGTCAGTAATACTGCCTTAGCTCGTGCCGGTTACTACAACTCGGAAGACTATTCAGGGACGGTTTCCGTCCAGAGAGAGACCAAAACTCAAACTTGGTTCTCTGGCGCGTTCACTTACCACCTGCCTGTGAATGATTCACAGTTTGGGAAGGTAGCGAGCGCGTACGTCATGATGGACCACCTTTATGGGGTTGGTCTTACTCCTGACGTTCTGTGGAATCTTACTCCCTGGAGCTGGGCCACTGACTGGTTTGCGAACACTGGAGATGTACTTTCCAATGTAAGCAACTCGTTATTGTATGGTCAGATCTTGCGGTACGGTTATTTGATGGAGAAGACTACCATCATTGACCGTCACAGATCCTCTCCCTCCAATTTCAGAGGAGGAGGGTCATTCGAAGCGGTGGTCAAAACGACCGTTAAACGCCGCATTCGAGCAAATCCCTTTGGTTTTGGGATTACATTTGATGAGCTTGACGCTTATCAGCTGTCGATCCTGGCAGCGTTGGGAATGTCCCGACGTTGAAGCCGCTGCGTCACACAAGTTGGCATCCAGTCAACGAACACCATCTCACACAAGGAGTACCGTCTCATGTCCTTCGCTGATCCCCAGACAGTTACGATTTCGACTGTCGCAAATACGCTTCCGCGTACGTCCTCGGGCGTTGATGCCGGCGTCTTTACCAAAGACGACGGTAACGTGAAGCTGTCCGTTTCCCATCAATATGGAAAGCGTACACGCCGCACGATTCGCCTGGAGCACTCGAAGATTGCTGCAGATCCACTGATCAGTAGTACGAACATCAAGTACAGTATGACGACCTACCTGGTCGTCGATGTACCGGTGACGGGCTACACAGTGGCTGAAGCAAAGGCGATTGTGGATGGCCTCACGGCCTACCTCACCGCTTCTTCGGGTGCACGTACCACCCAGCTTCTGGGTGGCGAGAACTAAGGAACCAGCGAGCCGTGAGACTACGGACTCAACCACTCTATTAGGAGGATTGATGAAAAGCCTTACGGTACTCTGGAACACTCTGGCCGATGAAATGGCCAGTTGGTGTAGCATCAGCGCCACTTTCGACAAGAAAACAGTCGAAAGGTGGGTGCAAGATGAGGGCTTGTCGTTTCTCACGATTAGCCTGTCAAACTTTGCTACGGACTTCCAAAAAAGTCTCGCACAAGGTTTTGTCGATCCCGACACTTTCTTCGGATTTCGAAGAAGTGCAGGTCTCCCCCTATTTCTTGGAGGTTTCCTGGATCTTATCTTTACACCCTACGATGGCAAGTTGCGTGATGATCCTTCAATCGACGCTATCTTTGCTGTGAGGCAGTTAACTCTCGCCTTCAGTAAGATTTTGATCGATTGTAGCCCCGCTCGAGTTGATCGAGCTTTCCTGGGGTACATCACGTGTGAGCAGGAACTTCGAGAGCTCGTCATTTCTCAGGACGATATGCAGAGGTTTTTATCTTCCTCTGATGCTCTCTTCGCGCAGGTCTTTTCGGATGTAGATAGAGATATCTATAACCTTGAGATCCTACCGAAACACGGCCCTGGCGCAACTGCGGATGGACTTAGAGGAAACTCTAAGTACGACCAGACAGTTTGGACAGAGCGGCTAGAGTCAATTCTCCCTTTTGGGGAGTTGGCTATGCCATCCTGGAGAATATCTACCTTGGATCGTGTGAAGTTTCTCGAACCCGGGGAAGAACTGCCTGTCAAGGTAGTAACTGTCCCCAAGACGCTCAAGACACCCCGCATCATAGCTATAGAGCCAACCTGCATGCAATATGCACAGCAGGCCATACTTCGTAACTTGATGCAAGCGCATAGAAAGGATGATCTCCTCTTCAGCGTGATCGGATTTGAG